AGCAGATCAGTTCAAGCGCATTACAGGCTGGCAGGGGCGCACAAATGAGCATGCTCGTGATGCTGCGATGCTGGTGATTGGGTGATGACTACGGGGGTGGTCATGGTGAGGATGGTTCCTTTCGGCGAAAAAGGCAGGCCGTGTGGTGAGAATCATGGTTTTGCGCGCTGGTCTGATGAAGCGGTAGAAACATTCAGGGCGCTGTTCGAGGATGAGGGTGTTCGTCCGGCTGAGATTTGCCGACGCTACGGCGTGCCTAAGTCCACGCTATCCTACATTCTCAACTACAAGACTCGGGCTGTTACTCCTGTGTCGTGGAAGCAAAAGAAAGAGAAAAAATCGAATGAAGAAGGTTAATGAAAAAGCAAAGCCAGAAAAAAGGAAAGTTGGCAGGCCTTCCGTCTACACGCCTAAGCTGCGTGATGAAATTTGCTCGCGTCTCGCAGAAGGCATGAGCCTGCGCAAGATATGCAAATCAGAAGATATGCCAACAACTGGGACTGTTTGCCGCTGGATTGCAGAAGATAGCGAATTTTCGGAACAGTACACGAAAGCAAGGGAGGCGCAAGCCGAGACAATGGCGGACGAGATTCTGGATATTGCCGATGAGGTGCCGCCAATGAATCCAGTCACAGGGGCTTATGACAGCGGGGCGGTAAACCATACTAGGCTGCGGATTGATGCGAGAAAATGGGTCGCCGCCAAGCTGCTGCCAAAAAAATACGGCGACAAGGTATCGATGGAGCATTCCGGCAAGATAGGGCTAGAAGATTTAATCACTGGCGCAAGCGATGAGCCAGCAAGCCATTGATACAGTAAGGCGCTGGCGCACGGATCCCGTGCAGTTTGTGCGGGATAACTTCGGGGTAGAGCCTGACGCATGGCAGATCAAGGCGCTGCAATCATTGGGCGGCAAGGCTGATCCTAAGCGGCGGCTGTGCATGAAGGCGTGTACTGGCCCAGGCAAGTCTGCTGTATTGGCGTGGACTGGCTGGCACAGGCTGGCGTGCTTTGCTGGTAAGGGCGAGCATCCGAAAGGTGTGGCGCTGTCCATCACGCGGGACAACTTGGCAGACAATTTGTGGGCTGAATTATCCAAGTGGCAGGCGCGCAGTGCGTTTCTTTCTGCCGCATTTACATGGACAAAAACGATGATCTACGCTAACGATCATCCCGAAACATGGTTTTTGTCTGCGCGGTCGTTTGCAAAGGACGCGGATAGTGAGGCTATCGGCAGGGCGTTGTCAGGTTTGCATAGCCAGTTTCCTTTTGTGCTGCTTGATGAGTCTGGCGACATGCCGGTGGCGGTTGGTCGGGCTGCTGCGCAGATATTTACAGGGTCGCCAACGGATGCAGCAATCATTCAGGCTGGAAACCCTACTAGCACGGACGGCTTGCTGCACGAGTCATGCACCAAAGCGGCGGATTCGTGGACGGTGATAACGATTACCGCTGATCCTGCTGATCCAGAGCGCACGCCAAGGGTAAGTGCAGAGCATGCGCAAGAAATGATCGACACCTACGGGCGAGACAATCCGTGGGTGATGGCGACAATACTCGGCCAGTTTCCTCCGGCTGGATTCAATGCGCTGCTAGGGATTGAGGAAGTCGAAGAAGCGGCCAAGCGCATGTACAAGGATCACGAGTTAGGTGATGCTGCTGCTGTGTTGGGCGGTGATGTGGCGCGGCAGGGTGATGATGCAAGCGTGATTATCCTGCGGCGTGGCAGGCAAGCGTACTTGCCGCGTGTGATGCGTATACCCGATTCAACGCTGATTGCGCGTGAGTTCATTCGGGAAATGCAAACGCATGCGGCTGACGCGGTGTTCGTGGACGAAACGGGTGGGTACGGCGCGGGGGTTATCGACACTATGCGTTCGCTGGGCCACTATGTTTTTGGCGTGCATTTTTCAGGCAAGGCAACAAGCTATCGCTATTTCAACAAGCGTTCTGAAATCCTGTATGAAATGGCTGAATGGGTGAAGGCTGGCGGTGCGATACCTGACGACAGAGAGCTGAAAGAAGAGCTGTGCGCGCTAACCTACGCATTCCAAGGCGACAAGCTGCGCGTGGTGGAGAAAGAAATCATCAAACAAAAGATTGGCAGGTCGCCAGACAAGGCGGACGCATTGGCATTGACCTTTGCTGCGCCTGTAAGAAAGCGCGATTCCAGTCGTTCAAGTGTTAACAAGAGGCGTGAGTACGATTCCATTCAGTGATATTGAATCGGGGTCTGTATGTGTACTTCCAAAGCACCTGACGCGCCTGCGCCACCACCGCCGCCACCACCACTGCCAAAAGAGCCAGACAAAACTCCGCTGCTGAAGAAGCGCAACAGCGCAGCAACAGGTGATGACAGCGTGGCTAACGGTACGCTGATGACTGGTGCGGCTGGTGTGCCTGCAAGCGCTCTGACGCTTGGCGGTAATACCCTGCTAGGCGGCGGAACTAAAGCAGCATGACAACCGTTTTGGATAATCGCACGCCATGCGAAAAGATACGCGCACGCAAAGCGGCTTTGTGGGCAGAGCGTCAATCTTTCGAGCCAATCTGGAAAGACTTGTCAAAGCATTACCTGCCCAAGAGTGGGCGGTTTTTGGTGTCGGATCGCAACAAAGCATCCGCATCCACGTTTAACAAGATTATAGACAACACGCCAACTCGCGCCGCGCGAACGCTGGCGGCTGGAATGATGAGCGGCATGTCAAGTCCTGCGCGTCCGTGGTTCCGCCTAGCAACGCCTGACGCGGAGTTGATGAAGCAAAAGCCTGTGCAGTTGTGGTTGGACAATGTGCAAAACCTGATGCGCGCCGTGTTCCAGCGATCAAACATGTACCGCGTGCTGCATCAAATTTATCTTGAGCTTGGTGTATACGGCACGGCAGCGGCAATCATTCTGCCTGACTTTGACAACATCATTCACGCGCACAGTTTGACGATTGGCGAGTACGCGATTGCCTGCGACAGCAAAGGCCGCGCGAACACGCTATACCGCGAGTTCGACATGACAGTGCATGCGCTGGTGACGGAGTTCGGTTACGACAATTGCAGCGTTAATGTCCAGCAATTGTATGACGGCAGAAAGTACGACCAGTGGGTGACGGTGCTGCACGCTATCGAGCCGCGTGATGTTCGCGGCAATACGCTGATGGCAAACAAAAAACCGTGGACATCAATCTACATGGAAGCAACCACGAAAGAAGATAAGTTTTTGCGCGAGGGCGGTTTTGATTATTTCCCAGCGATCTGTCCTCGGTGGGATGTATCTGGCGGGGATATTTACGGCACAAGTCCCGGCATGGAAGCATTGGGCGATAACAAGCAACTGCAATTTAATCAAAAGAAGAAATCGAAGGTTATTGACTACCAAGCAGATCCGCCAGTGCAGATTCCTGTGCAGCTAAGAGACTCGCCTTTTGGCGTTGATTTAACGCCGGGCGGTGAAAGTTACTACGACCAAACAACACCGGCTGGCGGTATTCGCACTGCGTATGAAGTGAATACGCGCATTGATGGGATACTGAATGACATTGGAGACATTCGCTCACGCATCAACGGTGCGTTTTATGCCGATTTGTTTTTGATGCTGGCAAACGACACACGATCAAATATCACAGCAACGGAAGTGAGCGAACGGCATGAAGAAAAAATGCTGATGCTTGGGCCAGTGCTTGAGCGTTTGCACAACGAAATCCACGAGCAACTGATCGACATTGTTTTTGCGCAGATCATGGCGGCAAAGGTCAACGGTAGACCGCTGGTTCCTCCGCCGCCGCAAGAAATGCACGGCATGGAATTAAAAGTGGATTTTATTTCTGTGCTGGCGCAAGCGCAAAAAGCTGTTGGTGTTGGTGCGTTACAGGGCGCAATGCAAACTTTCGGCATGATCGGACAATTTGATCCTAATGCTATTCAAGACAAGGTGGATTTTGAGCAGATCGTGGATGTGTATGCAGACTTAGCAGGGCTAAACCCAACAATTATTCGCGACGATAAAGAAGTGCAAAAACTGAAAGAGGCGAGAGCAGCAGCGCAACAGCAAGCAGCAGCGATGCAGCGCATGCAGGCTATGGCTCCGGCTGCTTCGCAGACTGCGGATGCCATCAAAAAATTCTCAGACATACCAGAAGATCAGCGGTCGCAGATGACCAACGCGATGCAGGGATTGTCTGGCTACGGAATGCCTGGCTGATGTTCAAGTATTGCAAAAGCATGGGTATAGATTGCGGACATGAGTGATTCAGCAGACGCAAAGAAGCTGTTAAAGCAGCGCGAAACAAAAGCGCAGCAGGCAAGAGAGGATGTGAAGTCTCTTATGAAGCAGCCAGCTTTTAGGCGTTATGTGGGTAGATGGATTGCTGATTGCGGCGTGACAACAAGAGGTCATTGCAGCAGCAGCGAGGAAGCGCATTACCGGATGGGTGCGCGTGATGTTGGTTTAGGAATGGAAAAAGAAATCAGGACGCTGTGTTTCGAGTCTTGGTTACAGATGCAGCAAGAGGCAAACGTATGAGTGAAGTAGCTGAACAAGCTATTGCAGAAGTTCCAGCGGATCAGGCGGCTGTTGAGCAGCCAGTGGATCAAGTTGCTGAACAGGGCGAACAACAAGCAGAGGTATCGCAGGGAAGCGAATCCTACGCCGAGTTCTCTCTGCCAGAAGGTTTGCGTATTGATGAGGCTGCGTTTGGTGAGTTTTCACCACTGGCTAAAGAGTTCGGCTTGACGCAAGAGCAGGCGCAGAAATTGGTGGATGTGGCGGCAGGTCTTGTTGATCGCACCACCAAAACAGCCGAAGGCGTACACGCCGAAACGATTAAAAAATGGGCTGACGATTCTCGTAATGACGCAGAAGTCGGCGGTAAAGATTTTGACGCAAACCTTGGTATTGCTTTAGCAGCAATCGACAAGTTTGGCGACGACGAATTGAAGCAAATACTGGATGCCAGTGGCTTCGGAAACCATCCTGCGGTAGTGCGTTTGTTCTATCGCGTGGGTAAGGCGGCGAGCAACGATACTTTTGTATCTGGCTCTGCAACACAAAAGAAACAAGGCATGTATTCGTACATGAATGAGGGCAAAAACTAATGGCTACTATCACTTCTGGTTTTACCACGCTCGCCGATCTTGCTAATCGCACGGATTCAAGCGGGAAAATTGATCCTAATATCGTCGAAATCCTCAACACCAGCAATGATGTTGTGGAAGATATTTTGTGGACTGAGTGTAACGATGGCTCAAACCACAAAACCACGGTGCGCTCTGGCTTGCCGACTGGTACTTGGCGCTTGCTTAACTACGGCGTACAGCCTGAGAAAAGCACCACGGTGCAGATCAAAGATTCGTGCGGCATGTTGGAAACCTACTCCAAGGTTGACGCGCAATTGGTCGCATTGGCAAAAGATAAAGCAGCCTTCCGCATGTCGGAAGATAAAGCCTTCATTGAAGGCATGACGCAAAACTTTATCTCGACGCTGTTCTATGGCTCTACTGCATCAAACCCTGAGCGTTTCATGGGCTTGGCTCCTCGCTACAGCTCTTTGAGCGCTGAGAATGGTGAGAACATCATCAACGCCGCTGGCGCTGGTGCTGCGAAAACATCCATCTGGTTGGTCAACTGGGCTTCCGATGGTTTGCACGGCATTTACCCTTCTGGCTCTGTGGCTGGTTTGAATGTCAAAGACTGCGGCGAAGATACTTTGTCTGACGGCAACGGCGGCGAGTACCAAGGCTTCCGCACTCATTACAAATGGGATTGCGGCTTGGTGTTGCGCGATTGGACGAAGGTTGTGCGTATCGCAAACATTGATACCGCTGCGCTCACCAAGAACGCTTCTGCTGGTGCTGACTTGATCGACCTGATGGTTCGCGCAATCGAAACGCTACCTGCTGGCACAACTGGCAAGCTGGCGTTTTATTGCAACCGCACTATTCGCTCGTTCCTGCGCCGTCAGATCGCCAACAAGTCAAATGTATGGCTGAACATGGGCGAAGTATCCGGCAAAAAAGTCCTGACCTTCGACGACATTCCTGTTCGTCGCGTGGATCAGATCACCAACAACGAAGCTGCTGTTGCTTAATCGGGAGAAGGCGCATGATTATTGATAAAAAACTACAACTGACAGGCGCTTCTGGCCAGACAGTAACCGTAACCGCACCCACAACTGATGTGGTGGATGTTGGCAATGCGTACAGTGATATTGGCTCCAGCGTAAAACTGAAGCTAGCGATCAATGTGTCTACCACGGCAACGGCTGCTGGCGCTGCAACGGTAGTGTTCGCGCTGCAAGATTCTGCTGACAATGTTACCTTTGTCGACTTGTTGGCGACCAAGGCGTATCCTGTTGCGGAGCTGGTAGCAGGCAAGCAGATTTTGATTCCTGTTCCTACTGGTGCGCGTCGTTATGTCCGAGGCAACTTCACGGTTGCAACTGGTCCATTAACTGCCGGCGTGTTCAATGCGAACATCGTCATCGGAGCGCAGCGTAATGTTGCGTATCCGAACAACGCGAGCATTGGCGCTGCCTGATAGCGTTTGAACGCCCCGCTTCGGCGGGGTTTTCTTTTTCTGTGTTCGGTGCGCTATGGCCTCTCAAGTCGATATTTGTAATTTGGCTTTGGCTAATCTTGGCCAGTCGCCAGACATTGTTTCCATCAATCCTCCTGATGGCGGCAAGTATGCTGCTGCTTGTGCGCAGTTTTATCCTATTGCGCTTGAGAAAGTATTAGGCGAATGCGATTGGCTGTTTGCCGTCAAACAAAAAAAACTAAACTTAATCGAAGCGGATTTGCCGGAGTATTTCCAGTACGCCTTTGCTGTGCCTTCGGATTTGGTGAAGCCGGTCAATGCGTATGAGGAAGGTTCTAATTCGCCATTCGCGCAGATCGAGTTTGAGATTCACGGCAGCGTGTTTTATTGCAACACGGCAAGCCCTGTGCTGCGATATGTTTACAGGGATGCAACAACATCGCACTACACAAACGGATTTGTGTTGGCGCTGGCTGCGTATCTGGCGCACTTGCTGGCCGCGCCAACGACCAAAGACCCGAATGTATCCGGCGCATGGCAGAAAATGTACCGGACATATTTGGCTGAGGCTATGATCGATAATCACCGCCATGTGCGCGTTGCGCGTGACGATACACCTGCTGGAGTGCGCGCAAGATGGCAGTAATCAAAACACTGTCACGATCATTCGCTGCCGGAGAGATCACGCCAGAGCTGGCTGATAGGGTAGACCTTGGGCAATACCAGACTGGCTTGGCTCGATGCGAGAACGCTATTGTTTACCCGCATGGCGCGGTGAGTAAGCGTGGCGGCACGCGGTTTGTCGGCTACGCTAAAAACTGGTGGAACGGCGAGGAGCAAACATTCGGCAGGGCTGTTAGGTTAATCCCGTTTCAGTTCTCTGCTACGCAGTCCTATGTGATGGAGTTAGGCCATCACTACCTTCGCATCCACGCAGAAGGTGGAACGGTGCTTGTGAATGCTGATGTGACTGCTGAGAGCATTACCAGTGAAGGTGTAGATACTGGAACGCCCAATAAAATTGTCATTAAAAGTACGAAACACGGATTATCGGATGGCGCAAAAATAAATCTGACAGTTACTCCGTCAGCCGTAACAGGGCAAAAAATAGGGAATGTGACTGTCGAGAGCGGGAACACTGTTGTTCGGCTGCTGGACAACACACAATTGTATTTTGATACCACGGCGCAGCTTCCTGTTGCTGACGGAATAAACAAAGATGATTACTTTGAGGTGATTGATAGCTGTAATTTGAACGGTAGGCCTGTTAATCCAGGCTATTTACTGAGAGCGAATAAAACAGATCCGTATACCATAGCAAAATCAACAACGGCTAGTATTTCTGGCCTCGGCGTAATGACAAACACAGATCATTTGTCTGGCGTTTATGCTGTAGGAATGTACTTGTTCGGTACTGGTGTGCCAAGTGGCAAAAAAATAACAAACCTGAATGGCGGCACTGGATTCACTAGCGGTGAGACATACAACACAAATTACAGTGGCAGTGCGATTAGCGCGACAACAATTACCGGAAGAGGTGTAGATGGCGGTCTGTGGGAGGTTATTCCAAAAGAAGATTGGAGTGGCTTCGTTGACATGCTTAGAACGGTGACTGTGATTGATGAAGATTCTTTTGCTATTGATTACGACTCGTCGCTCACTTCTGCTCCTGCTCCTGCCTCTGCATTTAACAACATCACGAGAGAAAAGCAGGGGATTGTTAAGTTTCCAGTAAATCATGTATTCTCAAATGATGACCTTATCTATATCACGCTGAATACTCCAGCCAGTGGCGGGTATTATGACTTCGATCAGAATACTGTTTACAAGGTGGCAAACTCATCACTGAAAGAATTTAAGATAAAAAAAGAAGTCGTAACAAATGCAGATGACGGAACTACTGATTGGCTGTATGTAAACACAAAAGGCATGATGACGACCGTCAAGAAAAAGAATGGTGTAAAAACAAAACCTTCTGGTTTTGTCTCAGCAGTGCAGTACAAAAGAGACATTGATGTAGCTTCGGCAGTCTATAGCGCAGTAACTTATTGTACTGGTGTTGACACAACGCTGACGCTGGATGGGCATGGTTTTTATGACGGGCAAACCGTTTGGTATTCCCCCGATGACCAAAGCCCATTTCCAAGAGAAGACTACTATGCAGTCAAAGTGCTGACAGCCAACACATTTGAATTGTATGAGATTGGTTATGGCTTCGACACACGCATTGATGTATGCGATGGTACCGTTTCTGCTGTGTATGAAATTGAGACTCCGTATGATGAAAACGATGTTTCTGGTATTGACTTTGCGCAGAGCTATGATGTTTTAACTTTGACGCATAAGAAATACCCACCGAGTAAAATTGAACGCAGACCTTCTGGTTTGTTCGATTTTGTTAGTGAGTGGTTTTTGCCGAGAGTAGAGATTCCCACGGGATTGTCTGCCACTATCGGCGGCAACCTTGGCACTGCAAGGAGAGGGATTTTTTACTATGTTACAGCAATCAGAAATGGCGAGGAGTCTTTTCCTGCGCAGTTAGAAAGACCAGCAAGAAACGTGTTGCTGTTGAAGAAAATGAGTTACACATCAATACCAGTTCCGGTCAATTACAAATGGATGAATGACGGCAGTGGACTTGTTGGTATTGCGGTGAAAATAACCGGAGGATTGTTGGAATATGGAACGTCAATCAGGCTGGATGTGCGGGACGGTGAGAGCGACGAAGCAATAGAAACATTTGAAGGCACACAATCTAATAGCAATATGTATAGTGTTGTTGCAAGAATGACTGGTGGATGGTACATACTAAAACGCAGAAATGGAGAGGCGTTTGATTGGAGTGCCTATATCAACACGCCGTTAGAGGCTGGGTTTCTCGATGCGTACTTGAGCGGCTCCGTGTCTGTTGATTTCACTACAGCAGGCAAACCAGCATCCGTCACGCTGTCGTGGAACTCAAACGAAGGAACCGATTATAACGTATATAAAAGGGTTGGTGGCACTAATGGCGATACTCCAGGATTTATCGGGCAATCGAAGGGTGGTTTTTTTACCGACGACAATATCCTGCCTGATATGTCTATAACGCCGCCTGCGGGCGAAGATCCTTTTGACAAAGAAGGAAACTATCCGTCATCCGTCGATTATTACCAACAACGCAAAATATATTCAGGTACCGCTGCGCGGCCACAAACGACATGGATGAGTAGGATCGGTACTGAAAACAACATGATGCAATCATTGCCTGTGCGCGATGACGATTCTATCAATTTCAGACTGGCAGGAAGAGAGCAGAATGCGATCAAGTTTATGATTGCACTGCAAAATCTTGTATTGTTTTCAGAAAATGCGGAGTGGGTAGTTTCTTCCGTGAGCGGCGCGGCGCTGACCCCATCAACAATTGCTGTTATGCAGCAATCCAGTGTGGGTTGTGCGGATGTAAAACCCGTTGTTGCCAGTAGCGCCATTCTGTTTGTTCAGGCAGGCAGTAATCGCGTCATGCAAATGGAGTACAACTGGAACTCACAGTCTTACGCTCCAGATGACATAAGCATGCTGGCGTTTCATTTGTTCGAGAACCACAGCATTGTTTCGATGGTGATAGAGCGCGGTGTTTTCCCTATGCTCTGGTGTGTGCGCGATGATGGAGTTTTGCTTGGCTTAACCTACGCGCCAAAACAAAATGTCATTGCTTGGCACAGGCATGATGTGGGAGGCTTAGTTAAGTGGGTAACATCGACCAAAGAAATATCAGGCGTTGCGGTTTACATGGCGGTTGAGCGTGATGGCATTGTGTGTATTGAGCGGATGGATAATTACACAAACTGGCGCAGCAGAGATTATTTCGATGGCATGAAAACGATAACACTGAGCAGGGATAGCGCTGTGCCACATGGAGATCTAGGATGAGGATTATTGCGGGATTCCTGTACTTATCCGGCAAAGAGTGTAATGTTTTTTTTAGCGGACACTTGAAGGCAGAAATAGAGTCTGCTGATGTTCCCTATGTAAAAGTTGAGCGACAAACCGTTTCTGGTTCTGGAGAAATAGAAGCGCCAGATGCTTTTTATGGCGATATAACGGTCGGGCTGTTCTACGAAACAGTTATCAAAACGCTGCCCATTTCCTTTGAGGTGGCTGCCGCATCCCGTGGTATGCAAAAGAATATCAGCAAGGTCTACATTCGAGCGGGCGGCGAAGGAACGGTATCTGTTTCGCCCGCTGAAAATAACAAACCAGTGCCTATGCAGCTCACTCCTACGCCACAAGACAGCATTCCGCCCATGAAAGAAGTGCCGATCATGGGGGATTGGGACGATGATGCCTGTTTAACGATTAGGCATGACTACAGCGGCGGCTTTACGCTGCAATCTATGGTCATTGAGGTGGCCGGTGGCGGCTAAGTATGTATTCAGAGCGCCAACACCAGAAGACATAGCATTCCTCGCGGCCAATATGCGGCATGCAGACATAGCGGAAATACAAGCGGCTGGTGATACGCGCAATCTTTTTGATGTTGTTCGTGATGGTGTTGCTGATTCCGCTTTGTGCGTGGCCGTTGAGTCGTGCGGCGAGCTGCTATGTATTGGCGGCGCTGCTGGCAGGTCGCTAATGTCTAGCAAGGGCATTGCGTGGATGCTTTGCACAAAAGCCATCGAAAAACACAATCGGCTTTTTTTGTTGCATGGGCGCGACTGCGTGCGTGTTCTACTGTTGCGCTATGCCATGCTGGAAAATTACATTGACGCTAGGAACATAAAGAGCATCCGATGGCTGAAGAAAATGGGCTTTGCAATTCAGGAACCGATGCCGCATCCAATCAGCGGCAGGATGTTCTGTCGGTTTTCGATCAGCCGCAAGTAACGCGCGATCAGATACTCGCGCTGCAAGAATCCATGATGTGCCATGAGCAAGTGGATTGCCCCGTTAAACATTACTTCGCCCCTGGCTTATACGCCAGAGAAATCACTATGCCAGCCGGTGTGTGCGTGGTGGGTAAAATCCACAAGCATTCGCATGTCAATACGATCAGTAAGGGTCGCTGCCGCGTGGTGACTGAGTTTGGCAGTGAGGTGTATGAAGCGCCTGTTTCGTTTGTTTCGTTGGCTGGCACAAAGCGGGCGGTTTATGTTGAAGAAGAAGCGATTTGGACGACATATCACCCGACTGTCGTGTGCGAGGTCGAGACGGATTTGGAGAAAATTGAAAAAGCGGTGATTGCAGAAAGCTATGAATCGCTGCTGGAGATGATGCAATGACTTGGGCGGTTTCGGCTGTTGTGGCTGTTGGGGTTGGCGCGACTGTTTCTGCTGCCGGCGCTTACATGCAAAGCAAGGCGCAGAAGGACGCGCTTGGCTACCAAGAAAAAGAAGCGCAAATGAATGCGCAACTGCAAGGTCAAATGGCCGAGGATGCGATAGCACGCGGCAATCGTGACGCGCAGGATCATATGCAGAAAGCGGCCATGATGAAGTCGTCGCAGAAGGCGGCGATTGCAGCAAACGGCATTGATGTATCGCAAGGATCGCCAGCCAGCATTCTTGATGACACGGACTACATGGCAAAGGTGGATGTTGGTCGGATCAAGGGCAACGCGCAGCGTGAAGCGTGGGGCTACAAGGTTGGGCAAACCAATGCCAGCAATACCGCGCTGATGCTGGATGCGCAGGGCGACAACATCAATCCCGGAATGAATGCGCTTATGTCAGGTGTTAGCTCTGTTGCGAGTAATTGGGGGATGATTAGCGGAGGCGGAAAGTAATGCCAAAAGTCCCGACATACGATTCGCCTTCTGTTCAGTCTCGCGGCATTCCTAATGCAAGTATTCGCACGGGCGGCGTAAGTGCGGATGCGTTTGGCGCAGGGCTTGGTCGCGCCATGGAATCAGGCGGCCAAGTGTTAATGAAAGTCGGCCAAGCGATAGATCAAGCGAACGAAAAGAAAGCCGTTGCTGACGGCATGGATGCGTCCGACACGCTGAATCAAGAATGGAATGCCAAGCAGCAGGAGTTCTCGCAACTGAAAGGCAAGGATGCTGCGAATATACAAAAGGACATGGGCGCGTGGTACGACAAGCGCGCAGCGGAAATTGGTGGTGGTTTGGAGGATGAGAGGGCAAGGAGGCTGTTTGATCGCAACGCCAAGCGGCTGCGAATGAGTGCGGACGATTGGGCGTTCGGTTATCAAGAAAAGCAAGGTGATGTGTATTACGCGGCCACGATGGAGAGCAATATCAAGAGCGCCCAGCAATCCGCAATCTTTAATCCAACAAATGAAAACATTGCACAGCAAACAGAAACCATGCGCGGCATTTATCAGGATATGGCGCACAGAAAAGGTTTTGATTCAAATTGGGTAAACCAAAACACGGAAACGATGCGCCAAGGTTTGTATGGCGACATTCTGAAAAACGCCATGCAGCAGGATGCAGTTGGAAGCGTTAATTCATTCATTGAGCAATACGGAGACAGCATTGATCCCGGCTTGCGTGGGCAAGCTGAGAAGTGGGTACACAAGAAAAATCTATCGGCTGAAACGGAAGCGTTTGCTGAGTCACTGGTCAGCGGCGGAGTTAGTTACGACGATGCTATCAATGCCGCAACGGAAAAATATACCGGCGACGATCAGGATGCGGCGTTAAGCAAAGTGCGCTCTGTGTTCGCAGGTCGAAGCAGGGAAGCGTCAAAAGCAAAAACAGCAGCGGTGGATGCGCTGGAAGCAAAGGCATACAAGGCTGGCGGATGGGCTGGTGTAAGCGACGACGATATAGATGCGCTGGCTGATATTGATGCTGGCGCTGCGCTGCGCGTGCGAAATGCCAAGGCTGCTGAATTATCGAAACAAGCAAAACCGCAAAAAGTAACCGTTAGTGATGATGATAAATTGGCTGAGGCCAGCGCAAGATTGTTTGATGATGCAGAAGACAGGATCACAAAACCCGAGCAGCTTGAAGTTTATCGTCCGTTTTTGACCAAGACGGATTACAACTCGCTAGCAAAATCACTGGAAAAAGACCGCAAGGTGACTGATAAGCAGCTTGAAGATGCGTATATGCAGTATGCGCCCCCAAGACTAAAAAACACACCAAGGAAAAATTGGACGCAAGAGCAGGAGCTTAACCTGTTCCAATACAAGAAAATGGCGCGTGAAGCAGTAAGCGATACTGCTACGCCAGATCGGATATTCAAGGATGCTGCAAGTTGGTGGCTGGAAGGTAATTACAAACCGAGAGAAGGCGCAACTGGATTAGATAAAGTCAAGGATATGCTTGGCGGCTTGTCGCCTGTGACGCAAGGTGAAGCGATTACGGCTGGCCGTGGATCGGATTTCACAACGAAAAATGAAGTGCCGCGTGACGCAATGACGGAAGCTGGGTTTATTGCTGATGAACGCGCCAAAAAACAAGAAAGAACAATTGTTCGCTACGGCACGGTGAATGGTCGCCGCGTGGCTTTATACAGTGACGGAAGCAAAGAATATGTCAAATGATGATATTGATGTGTCGCAAGTGCGGTGGGATGACGAGCAGGGCGGCAATACATTTGATGAGCAAAACGAAGCTGTGCCAGATGCTGTGCAATGGGATGAGCCAGAACAACCCTATGGTGTTAGCGATAGGCTGGAGTCGATGGGTTCAGCGTCCGTTGATGCGCCAGAAAGCGTGGCGAAGTGGAAAGATTTATCCAGTCGCGCAGGTGTTTCTTACGATGTAGCAAAGGCAATTCCAGATCAGGTTGAGAAGAAGCTAAAAAAACCAGATTGGCAAACGATGGTTACTTCTGCGCCAAAAACTTCGCAGTACCTTGCGGACAATCCGCGTGATTTTGAAATAGCAAAAGATGATGTGACGCACCTACAAGAGCTGGAAGCATTCAAAACAGAATTAAAAAAACGCGGCCTGCCAGACTTAACGCAGCCGCAATTCCAAGAGTCGCCTACTGCCGCGCTGAACCGTGAGCTTTTTAGCAATAGCGATGTAACAAACGGCACAATCGAGAACACAGCAAACCCTGACGCCGCGCTGCGGTTTGGCGATAGTCCTAGTGAGTTTATTGATAATGCTGGGCGTGTTGCTTCGACGGTTACTGGCGCGCTTGGTACGCAATTTGGCGCAAGCCTTGATAAGATTTCTGCGGCATACGATGAACTGACAAACCGCATGGATATAGTTGGTTTTGACGATGAGGCAATGCGGGCTGCGCAATCAGCAGAAAACATGCGCCGCATTCGTGCGGCTAACGCAGCGTCAGAAGCAGCAACGCCTACATTTGACACGAACACGGCGCGCTGGTTGTTTGGCGGCGTTTCTTCGCTTGTGCAAACCGCCCCAACCTTGGCGGTGGGCGCATTCAATCCGCTGCTTGGCATTACGATGGCTGGCATCCAGTCTGGTCTTGGGCAGTCTGCCGATGTGCTGGAGCGTGGCGGTAGTACGCAAGATGCGCTGATAGCTGGCGGTGCGGTTGGCCTTATCGAGGGCTTAACGGAAAAGCTGCCACTTGGTTTTGTTGCGGAAAACCTTGGCAAGATGGGTGTGGTGGATTTTGCGAAGAAACTATTATCGCGTGACATGATTGGCGAGCAGGTTGCTACGCATACGCAAGATTTTGTTGATGCTGTTTACGATCCAGACAAAACGATGGATCAATATCTATCGGAAAGGCCGGAGGCAGCAATCCAAACAGTGTTCGGCGTTGGCGTAAATGCGGCAGCAATGTCAGGCGTTCAGGCCGTGGCTAACAGAATCACAAAGTTTGATGCGTCAAAGAAAGAAACAGAGCGCGATTTGGCCGATTTGGATAAGCAGATTGATATTCTGCAAAAAACAAAAACTGCGCGGCTTGATCGCGATGTTGCCACCAACATTCTGAATAACATGGATGATGGCGACGAGAATGATGTGTATGTGGATTCTGCATTGTTCCATACTGGCGTTGTCACGAAAGATGTATTTTTGAAGGCTGCGCCTAGTGCCGCTGATCAGATAGATCAAGCAATAGAAACAGGCGGTCTTATTCGTGTGCCGCGCAATGAGTTGCTGGTTGGTGTTTCTCAGAATGCGGATATTCGCAACGATGTGATGGCGCATGTGAAGTCGGATGTTTTCGGTGATACCCAAAGCGAATTGGGTGCGCGTCAGTCTGAATTGGACAAAGAGCTGGAGGAAGTAGCCAACAAAGCCATAAGCATGGCGAAGGACAAAGCAAAAGCCGCTGATGATCTTAAGGATGTGGTTGAACGCTTCTCGAAGCAGTTTAACGAAACGGGCTACGGTACGCAGCAAGGCAACAAAAAACGCGCGATATTGTGGGCGGTCAAAGCAATGGTGGTTGCCAAGCAAACAGGGTTGTCGCCAATGGAAGCGGTTGACAAATACTTTGGTCGTTTGCGCAATAAAGGTATCGGCAGCCCTGATAATGTTTTTAATCAGGAGAAAGTCGCAGACTTTACTACACTGGAAAAAGCAAAAGCGGATGTGGCTGCTGGTATTGATCCAGTGCAAGTGCAGCAAGAAACGGGCTGGCAGAAAGATGACGATGGCTTGTGGCGTTTTTATGAAGATGCGCCAGAAGATGTTGCGCCTGTAGCGAGCGCTGATATTTCCGCGCCGGCGCAGCCAGAATCGACGACACAAGAAGGCGGCGCGTCCGTAGTGGGTGAGCCTGTAGAAGCGCAACAGCAAGCGCCTGTGGTGCAACAGCCAAAGCAGAAGGTGGCTATTGGCGAAGCTGTACCTGACGATCAGGTAGAGAGCGTGGTTAAGCGTGAAGCAGAAAAGCAAAACGCGAGATTGTTTCAGGGCGGCGACGATGCCGTTCCATACAATACTGATGCCGCGCCGACTGAATTAAGCGATGAAGCGGCTGATGATCTTGTTACGCTATATCAAGAGCTTGGCAGTGATGATGACAACTTCCAGTATGCGCGCAAAACAGGCGATGATTTAGACGCTGATATTATTTCTGCGCTTCCAGAAGGAACGGTGCAAACTGCCGACGAAGCGGTGATTATGGCTGCACAAATGGACGCAGAAGATGCTGGCGCGCCAGATATTGTCGATGTAAAAAAATACTCCATTCCAACAAAAGAGCTATTGGTTGATGCAAACGATAAGCCTATTTTGAAGGATGGCAAAAAACAATACGCTACACAAAAGCGCGATGCTTATGTGTATATCAATGACGCTGGCGAGTATTGGACAGACTTATCTGACCTGAAAAGAGCTGGCGGAGTTGGCGGGATTATTTATACGAAAGTTGCAGATTTTGCTGAAAAAAATGGCGGGGTTTTCCGTGGCGATCCGTTGGGTTTGTCTGATGATGCGCTGCTAAAAAGAACGGAGCATATGGCAAGCGGCATTGCGCGCAGAAAAGATACAGGGCGATTTATTCCGCATGAAAGACAGCTTACGCTAGTAGACAAGGATCACGCGACAAGCCCGCTAAATACGCGCGCACGGGCTATGAAATGGGTGAAGGGAAATGATACAATTAACCGTCGAGAGATTGTTAAGACCGCCTTTCACAACATCACACAGGTGATGCCGGAGTTGCGCCATGCTTGGATCGATCCAGACACAGGAAGAATACTGGTCAGAGGTACGCCGCTCAACACCGAGTTTGACGCTTGGGTACATGAGCTTCAAACGCTGGACAATGCGCAGGATGGACAACGGGGAGAGGGTCAGTCTGGATCAGTGGCGAAACAAAGAGAGCCGCTGGCGGCTTATCGACACCTATATGCGAGCGCGTCGATTAAAAGGCAGCTACTCGCAAACACGCTCGCCCGCTATGTGGGAGAAAGCGCAGAAAGAAGGCGACAAATACTGGATCGGCTTGGCGAGATCAGTAAGGATTTAGAATCCTACGATGGCAGAAAACTTTTCTACCAGTCGAAAAAAGCTGAATCAGCTAAGGAAGCGCCCAACAAAAAACTCATAGCAGAGCGCGATGCCGAGTACATGGCTGCCGTTGAACGCGGCGACATGGAGGCTGCGCAAAGGCTGGTAGATGAAGCGGCGGCGGAAGCAGGATACAATCCTTCAACCAGCGAAAGAATGAATCACGCTGCGCCTAATAGTACAGATGGCTTTTCCGTCAGTCTTGATAAAATCAGGGAAAGTGGGATGGTTCCAGATGACTATTGGACGCACCCGCAATACTACACGAACGACAGTCGTGAGAGATCGGCTCATTACGATGTGCGTGATTTATTCAGAAGGCTTGATAGGAAAAAGTCTGGAGAAAAAGTAACCACCAAAATCACCGTTTACAGATCAATTCCCAAGAACACGAAGGATACGAAACTAAGAAATGGTGACTGGGTTTCAACAAACAGGAGCTATGCAGTCGATGAGGGATTAAGTATTCCCGGTGGGTATCGTATCGTTTCTGAGAAAGTGGAAGCCGCAAGTCTTTATTGGGATGGCAATTCCATTGCTGAACTTGGCTTTGACAACGGCAAAGGCTACGCATACAAGAACACAAAGAACAACAGGAAATTGCTGGATGCGATTGTGCGTGACTACGATGGCAACATCGTTCCGTTAAGCAAGAGATTTAATTCGCGCAAAACGGAGGAGTTTTACCAAAACGACACTTCGCCGCGCGGGTTTTTCGATCCGAGTACGCGCGATATTACTATGCTGGCGAAGGCGGATTTATCCACCTTCCTGCATGAAACCGGCCACTTATTTTTAGAAATACAGGCCGAGCTTGCGCTGGATGAAAATGCGTCCGAGCGCATGAAAAGCGATATGGATACGGTGCTGAAATGGTTTGGCGTGAAGGGCGAGAACGCCAGCGAGCGATTGGCGGCATGGAACGCCATGACGCTGGAAGAGAAGCGTAAATTCCACGAGAAGTATGCGGAAAGTTTCGAGCAGTATTTGTTTGAAGGTAAAGCGCCAAGCGCGGAATTGAACGAGGTGTTTCAAACATTCAGGGCGTGGTTGTCGCATGTTTACACCAGCATCAAAAACTTCTTGAGCGAGTCCGGCCAGAATGCTGATCTGAATGACGAGATTCGCTCTGTGTTTGACAGGATGCTGGCGACAGAGGAACAGATAGCGCAAGCCCAGCAAACCGCAGGCATGATGCCTATGTACGCATCACGGCCAGAGGGCGTATCGGACGCGGAATGGGAGGCATACCAGCAAGCGGCTGATGATTATGTGCAAGCGGCAACAGAGCAGCTATCAGGTCGCGTGCTGCGCGATTTGAAGTGGGTGAAGAATGCCGTTGGCACGAAGGGCAAGATCATGCGTGAGATGCGCAGAGAAGCCGCTGCGCTGCGCCGTGAGGCGAGAATGGAAGCTAGAACGCGATTCCTTAGTCGGCCAATCGTGCAAGCCTATCAATTCCTCACTGCGCCGGTTGAGGGCGTGAAAGCCAGAAACAAACGCGCGCGGAATAGCGAGCATGTGGATACGGCGCGCGATAGTCTGTTTACCGCTATTGCCAAGCTGGGCGGCCTGAACAAAGAAGAGGCTGTCAGTCAGTACGGCATTGATCCCAAAGATTTCCTGCGCAAGGGCGGGGTGTTTGGCAAGCCGGTGTTGCGCAAAGAAGGTGGGCTATCGCCGGACGCAATGGCTGAGGCGTTGAGCCAATTCAATTACCTGCCGCTGGATGAACATGGCAAGTGGGACATTCTCGACCTTGAAGATTTGTTGCGCGAAGAAGCGGCGGGCAATCCGCAGTATTCGACTGATGTGGATATGGATGTGTTGCTTGGCGAGCCGCAGCGTGCCTTTTTTGATGCTGAAAATGTTGAGTACATGGGCGGCAGATTAAACCGCATAGATATTCGCAATATGTTTGATGATGTTCAGCTTGCGGAAATGGCAGGCATTGATCCGTATACGGGTGAGGCTGTTGCTACTGAGCCGCAGCAAGAAGGCGACGATGATGCACTACGCAAAGAGTTCACTGATACTGAGAAAGCCTACGGCGGCGAAGCTGCTTACGAGAAAGCCAAGGCAGACGGCAAGACAAAATTGAATTACCGCCAATGGGTGCAGGTGCGTACACCACGGTTCAAGGAGTGGTTTGGAGATTGGGAAAATGACCCTGCCAATGCGTCTAAAGGGATTGACCAAGATACCGGCGAGCCGTTGGTGGTGTATCACGGTACTGATGCTACAAGAACAGTATTTGATAGAAAACACCTTGGAAGGAGCAGTGGCCGCGGCACAGGAACAGATTGGGGATTCTTCTTTGCCAAAGACAGGGATCATGCTGAGTATTGGGCTAACAATGCAGGTGGTGATAGGGTTGTCGAATCGGTTTACCTCCGTATAGAAAATCCGCTTGTTATTGAGGATTCTGGTAACGATGGCGGAGCCACTCTTGACCGAATCCTTGATGAGCGCCTTCAGGATTCCGACCATGACGGGGCGATCATTCACGGAATGCAGGACGACGACAGCGGAGAGCTTAGAACGGCATATCTTGTTTTCGACAGTGAACAGATCAAGTCTGCTATCGGCAACAGCGGCGCGTTTGATGGTAGTAATCCGAACATATTGCGCCAGAACAAGAAAAACAAAGACACTGATCTGTTTGTTGCTCACAACCTGTCAGAAGAAAATCTGATCCATGCTGATGAGCTTGGCGGTCTTGCCGCGCCATCGCTTGGCGTAAGCCGGACAACTACTGGCGGGTTTAATGGGTTTGGCGGGATTACATTGCTGGCAGACAAAGAAATTCTTACGGATCGTTACGCCAGGACTTTTGACGCTGATGTGTATTCTCCAAGGCACCCAAGAGCGCAAGAGAATATCAGTTACGGCAACTACATTGATCTTGTTCAAAGGATCAAGGAAAACCAGGGCGAAGTGCAGGGGTTAGAGTTTCGCGTAGACCATGACAGTTTAATGCGTAATGGAGCGAATGACCTTGCCAATTCAGAGGCCTTCCAGAATTATTATCTGGTCAGCAAGGGAATCATCATCAAGCCAAAGAAGGCGAAGGCGGCCCCTGCGATACTGAATGCCATCAAGTATCTGAAGAAGAATGCAAAGCATGATTCCGCCTATGAGGCATATAATCTTCGCGATGAAGATTGGTTTAAGTCGCTGGCAGAGGAACACTACAAGGCCGAGTTTGAAAAGTGGAAAAACCTGCGCGATGACTTCACTCCAGCCGAGCTAGTGAAGTATGGCCCATTTGAAGAAGATGGCAGCCTGAAGTATCACTTGTATAACGAGCTTGCATTATTGGTTGAGAATTACCACAAGAAAGGCGGACAAGATTCTGCGGCAACAAGAGGGGCCATTGCAAAGCATTTCCGCACCGACAAGGGAAGCGCCGAGCTTCAAGAGTTCGCGCGGGCCGAGCTGGAAAAAATAAGCAGCGGTAAGCAGTTGGTTAAGTACACCAAGAACGGAAACCAGAAGCGTTCTGCATATACACTGGAAAACATTGTCGCCGAGATGACAAGAGAGCTGCTGGGCGGAGAAGGATTCAACTATGGCGCTGGATCTGTGCGATCTGCATTTGCTTTCGAGTTCAAGCACAACACAATAGAGTCCATCAAATCATTTAAGAAAAACATTGTAAGCAAGCAGGAAATGGACAAGGTTCGTGATGATGCTAACAACAAGCTATCTGAGGCACTGGACAGGCTGGCTAAGTTCTATAAATATGATTCAACTTCATGGGGATACACTAACGATGCTAGTTCAGCAATAGCGGAAGGGCCTAAAGGCTGGTCGTCTGCTTTTAAGATGACAACGGAATCCAAGAAAATAATTACCGATCTGGTGACGTATCTTCGCAACCTTCCGTCCGAATACTTTGAAACAAAGATGCAGAGGGCTGTAGGTATCGGTGAATTCAAAACAGCGGTTGTGCCAAAAGGAATCAGCGCAAAGGCAATGGCCATCCTTGAAAAGAACGGCCTGAATGTAGTGACCTATGATCCAAAAAAAGAAGGTTCTCGCACTGCTGTGATTGCCAAGCAGGAAGACATTCTTTTCCAGAAAAAGGGCAAAGATAGCAAGCCAAAGAATCGCACACTGGAAAGCATGGGGGTGTTGTCTGATGATGGCATTCTTCCAGAATTGGTTGCTGGATACTTTGGCATGGAGACTGAGCAGTTAATTCGTGGGCTGTTGGGTGCGCCTGAGCTTGGGGATATAAAGCAGGCAATCGAGAATATGACAGACCAGATTATGCTTGAGCGCCATGCTGATCTTGCTACACCAGAGGCAATGGCGGAAGCCACGCTAAAGGCGGTGATGAATAAAGCGCGGGCGAAGTTTGTTGCTACGGAATACGCCATCCTTGCGAAAGCAGCAGGCGGCGCAAGAGCAACAGAGAAGCAGGCAAAAGAATACGCGCAGCGTGTGATTGGTGAGACAAAAGTGAAGGATGTTAAGCCAGAGAAGTTTATTGCTGCTGCTGCCAAGGCTGGAAAGGAAGCACAAAAAGCAATGGCGAAAAGCGACACAAAAGCCGCGCTGCTGGCAAAGCGCAATCAAGTGCTGAACGAGGCAACGGCAAAGCTGGCCGTTGATGTAAAAGACGAAGTGAAAAAGTTTGATGATCTCGCTGCCAAGATTATCAAAGCCACGAACGAGAAAAACGCCAAGCGCGGGCGCGATCCTGATGTGGTGAACGCGATCACGGCTGTCATGGGCTTTTATGGATTCTATCCTTCTCGCCAACAGAATGCGATGGAGTATTTGGAGCGCGTGCGTGAGCATGATCCCGATATGTTCTTGCGGTTACAGGATGCTGTGAACCGTGCTGCCGTGAACCAGAAAGATTTTAATGATCTGACGATCAATGAGATGCGCGGCTTGCGCGAAGAAATTGAGGGGCTTTGGTATACCGCCAAGCGTTCGCGCCAGATGGAAATTGACGGCAAAAAAATTGATCTGCAAGAAGCGGCTGATGGGCTGGTTACAAGACTGCTTGAAGTTGGATTGCCTGATGAGAAATTGGGAGCAAAGAATGCGCCAACCGAAAAAGACCTGCTGACGCACAAACTGAAAACGGCTGGCGCATGGCTGACGCGCGTTGAGCAATGGGCGGAGCGCATGGACGGGCAGTGGGGCGGCGCGTTCACTCGCTACATATTCCAGCCAGTCAAAAAAGCCGCTGACCGCTATCGCACAGAAGCCACTGAATACAATCGCCGTTATGTGGCGCTGATTGATGCCTTGCCAAAAATGAAGCGTGGTTTAATTGCTGCGCCGGAGCTTGGGTATACCTTCGGAGCTGGCGATCAAAAGGTGGGCATGGCTGAATTGCTGCACGCTGTCTTGCATACTGGTAACGCGAGCAACAAACGCAAGCTGCTGCTTGGGCGCGGATGGGCTGTATTGCGCGAGGATGGCACGCTAGATACTGCGCGATGGGATGTGTTTGTGGAGCGCATGCACAAACAGGGCGTGCTGAAAAAAGAGCATTATGATTTTGCGCAAGGCGTGTGGGATTTGCTTGAAGATACCAAAGCGGGCGCACAAAAAACGCATAGAGATGTGTTTGGGTATTACTTTGCTGAAGTGACGGCTGACGCTTTTGGAACGCCTTTCGGTATTTATCGCGGCGGCTATGTTCCTGCGCAAGCCGATCCTCGTTTAGTGGTTGATGCTGCGCAACGAGCAATGGCCGAAGAAGAAAATAACACGCTGGTGAATGCGTTTCCCGCTACTGCCAAAGGATTTACCAAAGGGCGGACGGAATACAACAAGCCGCTAATGCTTGACCTGCAATCGCTGTCGCAGCATATAAACAAAGTGCTGCTGTTCACGCATATGGAGCCTGCTGTGCGTGATGTGAAAAAGCTGCTGATGCGCAACGATGTTGCGGAAACACTGGGCGCTGTTGATCGCGCGGCGTATGACTCCATGCTGACTCCTTGGCTGAGTGTTGCGGCAAGGCAAAGCGTAAATACACCAGTGACAGGTGATGCGGGAATATCTAATGCTGTGAACATTGTGCGCAACAATACCGGCATGGCGCTGATGGCGGCAAACCTAAGCAATGCGATGCAGCAAATAACAGGCTTTTTGACTGCCACACAAAAAGTTAAGGGTAAGTACATCCTGCGAGAGACTGCTAGTTTCTTGGCGCGACCAAAAGAATACGCAAACGAAGTTCGAGCAGCTTCCGAGTACATGGCTGTGCGTATGGATGCAGAAATCCACGCGATCAATAGCCAGCTAAATGAATTACTGATTGCGCCGACTGCATACCAAAAAACAAAAGCATTCGCCGCAAGGCATGCCTATTTCCTGCAAGCCATGATGGATAACACTATATCTCCTATTATCTGGCGAGCGACTTTTAATCAGTCCGTAGAAAAAGGAATGACGGATGCTGATGCGGAGCAGTATGCCAATGCGACTATCAGACAAACGCAAGGCAGTAGTTTGCCTGAAGATGTGAGCCGCATTGAAGTGGGCGGCGCGTTCTGGCGTGCAACCATGCAGTTCTATGGCTATTTCAATTCAATGGTGAATACGAATGTCGTTGCCGTGAAAAACGCAAAAACAAAAAGCGAGGCGATGGGGCATATTATTTATGGCGCAATCCTACCTGCGATTGTCGCGCAATCAATCGCTGTCGCTATGCGCGGCGGCGTGGATGACGATGATTATGACGGCTGGCTAGACGACTGGATAACCGAAGTGGCTGGAACGGGATTGTTCCGATACGCCACTGCAATGGTTCCAGTGGTGGGGGCGTTTGCCAATTTGGCTGTTGGGTACACAACCAAAACGCCAGTTGATGATCGTATGCAAACCAGCGCCACAACTTCGATGATTGGTTCTGCGCTGCGCGCCGTGGACAGCGTGCCCGATGCAATTACAGGAGATGGCAAGCCAAGCAAGGCAATAAAAGATGTTGCTGCGGGCGTTTCGCTGTTTACTGGGTTGCCGATATTTGCGCTGGCGCGACCAGTTGGTTATGCCGCTGATGTTGCTGCTGGAGAAGTTTCGCCGACCAGTGTCGCAGATACAGTGCGCGGCATGCTGACTGGAACCGCAAGCCCGGGCAGTAAGTAATGTTCTAGTCATGCTTTGTCTCGCCTCTACCATTTGCGTAGAGGTGCAGTTATGACTGTTAGCGTTAGTGATCGTCAGTCCAGTAATTACAGTGGGCCACAAAGCAGCGGGCATGAGTACGAGTTTTCGTTTCGCTTGCACGATGCGTCGATGCTTTATGTTGAGATCACGGATGGCGATGGCGTTAAAACCGAGGCTGATCCTAACGATTATTCCGTTACGCTGAATTATGACCAGTATGGCAACCCTGGTGGAATTGTTACATACGACCTTGCGTTGCCTGATGGCTCGTTTTTGCGGGTTATCAGTCGCCTTGAAATACAACAACAATCAGAATTAACTGCCACCCCATCGTATGTGCCGCGCAATGTTGAAGATGCGCTGGATTATCTTGCGATGACTATGCAAGACCAGGGGCGCGCTGTTGATGAGGCTGTCAATGTCGCCCAAGACGCTGCCGCCTCTGCCGCTTCTGCCGCAGATAGCGCCGCAAGTGCTGCCGCTGATGCTGATGCTGCCGCAGATAGCGCTGACGCATTATCAACACTGCAATCAGGCACGCCAACAAACGAGGCTATTGCAGAAGGCAACACCGTTCAGGGTGCGCTGTGGAAACTGCAAGGACAAACACTCGCAGCGCGGGATATCGTGATTATCAACACTGGAGCAGGCTCTACTTACACAATGACAGCGGAAGAAAGTGCAGCCGCAGTGTGGATTTTTGCTGGTGGCACTTCTGATTGTACGGTTACGCCGGTCTATAATAATTTGACGCAAGGCATTAAAAAAATAAACGTGGAATTTTCAGCATTCGATATAACGATTGACGGAAATGTTTTTAATTCCGGTGCATACGGGGGATTCGATGCGTACACAACTTACGACGGCTCTTTCGGTGTTTTTCCTTTGACAGACGGAGTGGCAAACTCGCGTGTGTTTGAACAAAATTCAACGACATACAACCTCGCGGATTTAATCAACGGAACCTACAATTAT